GCAAGTAATGTTTATACTCAGATAACATCTACTCCAGGTAGTATAAGTAATGCAACTTTGCGTGAACCCGTTATGCGCCTTCCTTCTGCCCTTGCTAAAGAGTGGGAAGTTGAAATTAGTGGTGTTGTTACGTTAGAGGAAGTGTGTCTTTCACAGAGTATGGGTGAGATAAAAGCAACATGACCGATGGCCGTCGAAACATCCGGACGACTACACCTACCAAAGTTCCTGGTCTTCCCAAACCTCCCAATAATATCGATAGATCATTACGTGATTATCTTTCTTCTGTTGGTGAAGCATTAGAAATACGATTAGGTCGTAAGGGAGATGTACGTGACCGTGCAGTTACTCTTAGAGAACTGATCGATAGTGGATTAGCTAAAGAATTAAGAAATAAAAAATATGACCCAAATAATACTGGTAATGGTTTAAATGTTGATTTTGGTGGTTCTACTACATTTAGTGAAACTCCAGTTACTCCAGTTAGTTTTACTGCAACCGTTGGATATTCAGTTATAACTTTAAAATGGGAAGGACCATTTTATAAATATCAGGGTCATTCATTTACGGAAGTATGGAGGCATACAGCTAATACATTAGCCGATGCTACGCTAATAGGTAGCTCCTCCAACATTTATTTTATCGATGCAGTAGGTTCTGGATCAGCAACATACTATTACTGGATTCGTCATGTAAGTACTGCAAACGAACCTGGCCCGTGGTCCAATAATGGCGTAGGTGTGTCAGCGGCCACGGCAACCGATACGAATACCTTGCTTACTGCGTTATCTACTGCAATTACTAGTAGTCAGCTTGCATCGTCACTTGCTACACCAATAAGTAATCTTCCTGCTAATACTAATTCAAGTATTACTGCTGTTACTAATACAACGACTGCTTTAGGTGCCCAGTATTCTGTAAAAATACAGACTAATAGTTCCAGTGGAACTTATATATCCGGTTATGGGTTAGCAAGCGAAACTGGTGGTAACGGCACTACAACTTCTTCATTTATTGTAGCAGCAGATCGATTTGCTGTGATTGATCCTGCAACTTATAACGTATCACAAGGAAACGGTAATACGACAAGTAATATTACTAGTCATGTCCCTTTTTCAGTAGTTGGCTCACAAACAATATATGTAGACGGTTCAAATACTACTGTTCCTGGTGGTGTGTATATAAATAACGCTTACTTAAACAAAGCAAATATAGCTACTTTATTAGCTGGCAGTATAGTAGGTGATTATATAGGAGCAGCTGTAGTGATGGACGCTCCTAATATGCATGTTGGCACAATAAATATTGGCACAATAACTAAAACAGTCGCAGATGATCCTAGATCATGGACATGGGCTAAAGACAATTCTGCCCCCAATGGTGATCGAATAAGTAATTTTTCCGTTGATGGTAACGGTGAGATGCAAGCAGAGAGTGCAAAGCTTTGTGCATTAACTATTTATCCAACTAAAACTGACTTAGTTAATAATACAAATATTGTTTTTGACTCAAACGGTCTTGATGGTACTTATATAAAGGATCTTACAGTAGATACTTTTGCTATTAAAGATGAAGCTATTATTGCCCCGTCATTTACAGCAAATACCATATCATCAACTACAACCATATCAACATCTGCTACAACAACTATTGTGACCGATACAATATCCGCCCCATCCCCTGCGTCTGGAAACGTCAGGGTTCTTGTTATGGGGTCAGTTGATTTTTACCCAGCCGATAGTGATGATCGAGGACTTACATTACAAGTGTGGACTGCTACTCAACTAAATTCTAGTAGCTATGTCCCTATTAAATCTTATGCAGTACAAGGAACTTATTATGGTAGTTGGGTGCAGCCTATGTCACAAGATATTACTGCTCAGTTGAGGGTTATTTGTACATCAGCTGGGACAAAAGACGTAGTGGCGATGGCTGGAAAAATGGTAATTATGACGATTAAAAAATGATGAATTCTACTTACGTAAGACTAGATGCTGGTGGACACATTTGGGGTTATTCTGAAGGAGGTAGTATTCCTTCAGACGAATGGGTTGAGGTAGATATAGATGTTGATTCAAGTTGTGCTACTGGAGAACATCTTGTCAAATTAAAAGATGGTGCTTTAGTTATAACAGATCAACCTAGAATCCCTGTTAATACATGGTCTACATGGAATCCAAATTCTGGTGCATGGGAGGATAAGCGTTTTTTATCGGAAATAAAATCAGGGTGTTGGTCAGGTATTAAAATGATAAGAGATAAACATGAATTTGGCGGTTTTGTTTTTGACGGAGCAACCTATGATTCAGACGCTATAGCCCAGCAGCGTATCCAAGGAGCTATGTTATTAGCCTCTCAAGATTCATCCGTATCTATGACCTGGATGTTAGCAAACAATAATACAGTAACCCTGAATGCAGAAAAGATTATTAACTTAGGAAAAGCCCTGGCACACCATGTAAATACTGTGCATAACAAAGCTAGAGATCTGAGATTGAAAATAGAGGCAGCAACATCAACAAGTGAATTAGATGCGATTAGTTGGAGTGAGTAATGGCTAGGAATTATAAAAAAGAATATGCTGAATACCACAGTAAAAAGAAGCAGAAAAAAAGAAGAGCAGGAAGGAACACCGCAAGGCGTCGTGCAGTAGCGTCAGGTAAAGTTAAGAAGGGCAGTACAAAAGATATTCACCATATAGACGGAAACCCTAAGAATAATGCTAAATCTAATGTTGTAGTTGTTTCTAGGAAAGCTAATCGCGGTAAATTGCGTACTAGAAAAGCCTAGTGGCGTAAGGATATAGATCAATAATTAACTCCCATATCTGAAGTATAAGAAGCGTTATTATTAAATTACGTGTAGTGAACCACGGTTCATGGTCCATGGTTGGCTTTTTCTTCCAGAGCTTTAAGGTATAGTTTTCTTGCTTTTCTTTCTTTTAGCCAACGTGTTATCGCTTCACGATAACGTGTAATGATGCTGTTATTCATATCCCTTTAAGCTCCTTTATTTTGTTAATTACTTTTGGGTTTTTGGCAAGTCTATAAGCTTCGGTAGTTATAGATTCTTTTGACATATTATTTGTGTTATATGCCTCACGATAAGCATCACTTTTTTTATTTCCGTTAGCTACTGAATGGCAGAATTTTAAAGCCTTATCTGTCAAGTTAGGGGGTTTTTTGTCTATAATTGTTTTAAATTTGTTATGGTCGTGGATTGTTTTTACCCACCAATAAAAATCATGTAAAGGTAATGTATGTCTCATGGTGTTTATTCTATGGCAGACTAATTGAATATTAGTTTTTATATAACCTTTCTCCGGTACTAGTCTGTCAATACTTGCGTTTAATTCTTTTATCCCCATGCCGTCTTTATGGTGGGTCATAAATAAACCTGATATTGCACACCGCCCCTCTTGTTTATTCCATATATCTACTAGGTCATCTATAGTTATAGTAAATTCAAATCCTTCAGCTGTACGCGGTGTTTTTAATTGCCCGATAGTTACTTTAAGGTATTCTCTAGGTTCTTTACTTATTACTAAATTTCGTTTTCGTAATTTGCAGGCTTTGCAGAAAGTAAATATATTTCTTTCTCTATGGGGGTATTCTTTGGCGGGTTTATCTATTCCGCATTCTGAACAGGTGTATCTTGTTTCGGGCATGGTAACTCCTTTTCCAATACCTTATCTAGCTTTTCAAGATACCATAAACATTTTTGGATGTCTTCTCGGGGTTTTTCTTTATAATTATAACGCCATAAGTATTTTAAAACGTTTCCTTTAAGATACCCTTTAAGTTCCAGGGGAGACATGCTTGCTTCTATAGCTTCTATACACTCTATAGAACCAGTGTTGTAGTGTTTTGGGTGATTTACAGGATCATGGGAGGACATATTTCTCAATTCCTTTAGCTATATCTTTGGTTGGTTTTGCGTGACTTAGATAATATTCTTTATTTAAGTCTTGTTCCCATATTTTGTTTTTAAGTATTATTCCTGATGTTTTATTTTCTAATACAAAACC